GGTGGTGGCGGCAGCCTTGGCGTATTTGGAACACTAGGAGTTTGATAATGAAAGCACAAGACAAAGTCGAAAAAGTCATGCATGAGTACAAGACTGGCACGCTGCACAGCGGTGGTGACGGCAAGGTAGTCAAAAACAGAAAGCAAGCCATTGCCATTGCAATGTCAGAGGCTGGCATGAAGCGCAAACCCCGTGGTGGTCTGATGGCCAACGCAACACTGAAAGACTGATCATGATGAAAATTGAAATCTCAATTGAAAAAGGCGGCGAAGGCAAGGAAATGGAAGACGAAGAGCTGACGCCTGAGCAGATTGCTGACTTGGCCAAGAAGCTCAAGGGTTCAACGCTAAGCCGAAAAGATCGCAAGCTGTTGGCCGACGCCTTGCTCAAAGAAGAAATGGACGACTGACATGGAATACACAAAAAACCCCAAGGGCGGCATGCGCTTGACTCCCGACGAGATCATCAAACGCCAGTCTGTTGCACAAACAAAGAAGGATGAGTTCCAGCAGCTGTACCAGGACGCCTACGAATTTGCCCTGCCACAGCGCCAGCTGTACGGCATTTGGGAAGGTGGCAGCACCGGCTCCAAAAAGATGCAGCGCGTTTTTGATTCGACAGCAATCAACAGCACTCAGCGCTTTGCCAACCGTTTGCAGTCTGTAGTGTTCCCGCCTCAGCGCAAATGGTGCAGGCTTGAGGCTGGCATGGACATTCCAGTTGATCGCAAGCCACAGGCCCAGGCCATCCTCGATCTGTATGGCGAGAAGATGTTTGCCATTCTGCGCCAGTCCAACTTCGACATTGCCATGGGTGAGTTTTTGCTCGACCTGGCGGTTGGCACTGCCTGCATGATGGTGCAGCCTGGCGATGATGTGAGCCCGATCAACTTTATCCCCGTGCCTTTGTTCCTGGTCAGCTACGAAGAGGGCGCGAATGGCCAGGTTGACAACGTCTACCGCCGCATGCGCTTGAAGGGTGAGAGCATTCAGCGCCAATGGCCTGATGCTGAGATTCCACCCGAAATGCAGCGCCGTATCTCTGACAAACCAACAGACGACATCGAGCTGCTTGAGGCCACAATCTATGACGCAAACCGTGGCGACTATTGCTACCACGTCATTGACAAAGTGAGCAAGTCCGAGCTGGTCTACCGTCGCCGCAAGATCAGCCCCTGGGTGATCTCGCGCTACATGAAGGTGGCCGGTGAGATCTATGGCCGTGGCCCATTGATGACGGCATTGCCTGACATCAAGACGCTGAACAAGACAATCGAGCTGCTGCTGAAAAATGCATCGCTTGCTGTGTCTGGCGTGTATACGGCTGCCGACGATGGTGTGCTCAATCCAAACACAGTCAAGATCGTGCCTGGCGGCATCATTCCAGTGGCGCGCAACGGTGGCCCACAAGGCCCGTCATTGATGGCCCTGCCACGCTCTGGCGACTTCAACGTGTCGCAGCTGGTGATCAACGATCTGCGCAGCAACGTCAAGCGCATTTTGCTGGATGAGTCACTGCCACCAGAGAACATGAGTGCACGTTCAGCCACTGAGATTGTCGAGCGCATGAAAGAGCTCTCGCAAAACCTTGGCTCAGCATTTGGCCGCTTGATCAACGAGACAATGATTCCTGTTGTGTCGAAGATCCTGGAGGTCATGGACGAGCGCGGGGCAATTGACTTGCCACTGCGAGTCAACGGTCTTGAGGTGAAGGTCGCTCCGACATCACCGCTGGCCAATGCCCAGGCAATGGACGAAGTCAACGCAGCCCTGCAGTTTGCTCAGCTCACCCAGCAAATGGGCGCCGAGGGTCAAGTTGCCGTCAAGTTCGGCGACATGATCGACTACCTGGGCGACAAGCTGGGAGTGCCTTCTGCGCTTCGCAACAGCGCTGCCGAGCGTGCCTTTGCCATTGAGCAACAGCAAGCCCAGCAGGCCCAAGCCTTGGCAGCTCAAATGTCCATGCAGCAGCAGGGTATGGCTCCGCCTGGATTGCCAACACCACAAGGAGCGCCAGCATGAGCTGGGACGAGCTCGACGCCATTGGCCAGGTGGACATCCGCGAGGCAAACCAGCAGCGGGACGATCTGGCCAGGTTGACCATGCGCGTGTTTGGCACTGAGGACGGCCAGAAGATGCTGGCCTGGTTGCAAGACATGTATGTGAATGTGCCCATCGCCGTGCCGGGCACAGACCCTTCCCATGCTTTCTTTGCCGAAGGGCAGCGAAACGTGGTGAGGGACATCGAGGCACGGATTAAACAAGCAAGGAAACTATGACGACCGAAACCGAAACAAATGTCGAGCCCACCACTGGCTTACTCGACAGCGTACAGGTGGCAGACGATACAAAGACAGAGAACCCACAGGCTGTTGAAATCGATCACAAAGCGACGACAGCGACTGAGCTGGCACCAGGTATCCCTGGCACGCCAAAAGAGCGCCCAGAATGGTTGCCAGAGAACTTCTGGAACCAGGACAAGGGTGAAGCCAACATGGAGGCCATGGCCAAGTCTTATGCTGACTTGCGCAAAGTGGTCAGCCAGGGCAAGCACAAAGCACCCGAGGGTGGCAAATACGACACGGCAGCGCTTGGCGTGAAGGACATCGAGTCTGACCCGCTGGCCAAGCAATACGTTGGCTGGGCTCAGAAGTACGGCATCAGCCAGGTGGCCTTTGATGAGCTGGCGCAAAACGTCAATCAAATGGCAGCCGAAATGGCTGGCCCACCCATTGACACCCAGGCCGAAATGAAATCACTTGGCCCCAACGCCAATGCTGTGGTCAATGGTATGGTTGACTGGGCTCGTGGCCTGGTCAATAAAGGCGTGTGGAGCAAAGACGACTTTGAAGAGTTTAAGATCATGGGCGGCACAGCTCGCGGCTTGAGCGCTTTAATGAAGGTTCGCTCGGCCTATGAGGGGCGTGTGCCTGTTGACGTTGCCCCAATGGAAGGCGCGCCAAGCAAGGAAGAGCTCTATCAAATGGTCAATGATCCAAAGTACAAGACCGATGCAGCCTACCGTCAAAAGGTAGAGCGCATGTTCCAGCAGCATATCTCCTGATCTCCTTGAGGTAGCCATTTTGACCCAGCTTCGGCTGGGTTTTTTTTATTTGTCAAGCACCATTTGCATTTTGTACAAATACTCATACAATCGCGCCCAAGGCACATCGCGTGGGTTGGGAGTACCCGGCCGTAGCGACCCTTACCGCAGCGGATGCTGACGATTGGCTGACGTAAACAGCAAGCATTCGGCCCAGGTAACTGGATAACCGGCGCGAGAACCAAACCGTTTTTTCAACAACCGAGGAAAATATCATGAGCATTTCATTAAGCAATGCCTTTGTGACTCTCTTCGACGCTGAGGTCAAGCAAGCCTACCAAGGTAAGGCAATGCTGGTTCCTGCCGTACGTCAGCGCCGTGGAGTCGAAGGCTCAACCGTCAAGTTCCCAAAAGTCGGTAAGGGCGTCGCAACCCCCCGCATTGGTCAAACCGATGTAACCCCATTGAACGTGGGCTTCAGCTCTGTCACTTTGACATTGTCTGACTGGAACGCCGCTGAATACAGCGACATCTTCAGCCAGGCCAAAGTCAACTTTGACGAGCGCCAAGAGTTGGTTCAAGTAGTTGCCGCCGCTATGGGCCGCCGTCAAGATCAGTTGATCTTGGATGCGCTCGCAGCCTCTGGCACATCATTGACTGTCGGCAACGACATCGGTGGTTCTGACACCAACTTGAACGTGGCCAAGCTGCGCAATGCAAAGAAGTTGCTCGACAAGAACAACGTTCCTGCAGACGGCCGTCACATCATCATCCACGCAAATGGTTTGGACAGCCTCTTGGGCGAGACAGCCGTGACCAGCTCTGACTTCAACACAGTCAAGGCTTTGGTTCAAGGCGAGATCAACACCTTCTTGGGCTTCACATTCCACACATTGGGTGATCGCACTGAAGGTGGCTTGCCCATCGACGGCTCTTCAGATCGTACTTGCTACGCTTTCCACTCCGCAGCCATCGGCTACGGCGAAGGCATCGGCATGCGCACTGAGATCAACTACATCCCCGAGAAGACCAGCTGGTTGGTTAACGAAGTGTTCAGCGCTGGCGCCATCGCCATCGACGCTGAAGGCATCGTTCAACTCACTTGCCGCGAATCTTGATCTTAAAAGGAGCTTGAATCATGGCTTATTCCGCAACTGGCTTGGCTGTTATCTCAGCCTCAAAGCGTGGCAATGCCCCTGGCATCTACGCATACAAAACAACCGACAGCATTGCTACAGTCAATACTGAAGGTTATTTCAACTCACTGTCTTCCATGTTGGAAGTCGGCGACTTGATTTACTGTGTGACCAGCACTGGCACCACAGCTGTGGCAACTTTGGTCTACGTTCTGTCTAACGCTTCTGGCGTTGTTGACGTGAACGACGGTACAACTTTGGCCAACACAGACAGCGATTAAACATCGCGGTTTGAGCAAAGTGGGCCAACTTCTGGGGATTCTCGGAGGTTGGCCCTTCTCACATTGAGAGGTGATCATGGCTGCTGGCGATACTGGCGTTTCAATTTGTTCCGATGCCCTGCTGATGCTGGGTGCAAAATCCATCACGTCATTTAATGACGGTACTGATGCGGCCAGTGTTTGTGACCGCCTATACCCTGACATTCGTGACTCAGTGTTGACCACATACCCATGGACATTCAACACAAAAAAGGTTCAGCTTGCGCGGCTGATCACAACCCCTAATTCTGTCTGGCGCTACGAATACCAGCTGCCAGGCGACCGACTAGGCACTGTGCGTGCAGCTTATCCAAGCGCAGCACAAAACGCATACCCAACCAAAGACTGGGAGATCCAGGGCGACAAGCTGTTGACAAACTTGCCAGCTGTTTACCTTGACTACCAATACAGCCTTGGCGAGTTTGCAATGCCTCAATACTTTGTGCAGCTGCTCAAATACATGATGGCCTGGCACTTGGCCATGCCGATCACAGAGCAAAGCGACCGCGCCGGATACTGGCAAAGCGTTGCCGTTGGTGGCCCATCAGAGAATGGCCGTGGTGGCTACATGCGCACAGCCATGAACATCGATGGCCAGGGCACACCAACCCGTGTGATTGAAGACTTCAGCCTTATCGCAGTGAGGGGCTAATGCCACGCTTTGTCGACATCCAAACAAACTTCAGCACTGGTGAGCTTGACCCACTGCTGCGTGCGCGTATTGACCTGGCTCAGTACAACAATGCGCTGGCCAAAGCGACAAACGTCTTGATCCAGCCACAGGGCGGACTTCGTCGTCGTCCTGGTCTAAAGCACATTGCTGAGCTGCCAAGCGCTGCAGCCAATGGCGTTCGCTTGGTTCCATTTGAATTTAACGTCGACGACAGCTACATGCTTTGCTTCACAAATAATCGCATGTATGTATTCAAGGACGGCGTGCAGATCACTGCAATCAATGGCGGATCTGACGCATACCTAACGACAAGCATTACAAGCGCGATGCTCGCTCAGCTTAATTGGACTCAGTCGGCTGACACAATGTTTATTGTTCACCCAGACCTGGCCCCTGTGAAGCTGGTGCGTGGTGCAACAAATGCAGATTGGACAATTAGCACATATGCATTCACTGGCATTCCAAAGCATGCATTCAATTTGCAGACGTTTGAACCAGTTGCATCAATCACGCCAAGCGCTGTATCTGGCAACATTACTTTGTCAGTATCGGCATACACTGGCGACACCGGCAATTTGCAGGCAGCCACAACTACTTCTGTCACGTTGAAGTCTGCTGCAAGTGGAACCAATAACATTTATGTTGGCTTATGTGTTCACATGACCACTGGCTCGCAAGCAGGCAAGGCCAGAAAAATAAGTGCGTACAACGGCACAACCAAGGTTGCCACAATTTTTCCTGCATGGGACACAGCACCGTCGGCTGGCAACAGCTACAAGGTTGTGCCATTTGCGCTTGAGAGTGTCTACCAGTACGTCAACGCAAGCCCACAGGGTCGCGCAAGGATCATTGAGTTTGTGAGTGACACAGAGGTGCGCGCTGTAACCGAATACCCGTTCTTTGATACAACTGCCAGGACAACTGGCAACTGGTCTCTCGAATGTTTGTATGAGGATGTCTGGAGCTCAGCAAGGGGATGGCCACGCACCGTCACATTTCATGAAGGCCGCCTGTATTTCGGCGGATCCAAGTCGCCGGTTATCATTTCTGAGGTGCTTCAGACTTCTTCTACGGATGCCACTACTCCGCAGGGCAATCTGGCGGGTCATGGCATTACAGCTGACAACTCTTTTTGTGCTTCATATTTTGCCCAGGAGTACGGTCTAATAATGGGCGTTCTTTCTGTAATGCCCAGGTCTGCTTATATGCAGGGTATCGACCGGCAATGGCTCAGGAAGACAAAGTATGATTTTTATTTCCCCGAATTCGCCAATCTTTCTGAACAGGCGGTTGAG